TACAAGATAAAGATAAATATACTGAATATTATGATGAAAATGGAGATAAAAAAATATTATTTGAAATTGTTAAAAAATATGATGATAAAAATAAAAATAAAATTGGACAAACTATTGATGTTTATATGGCTTGGGCTTTTGATGAAGGTGTCTATCAAACTGAATATCTTGTTTATTCTGACTTTTTAATTGAATCATTGAAACAAAATTGTAATATGATACTTATGGAAACTGGATTATTTGAAGATCAATTTATTAATAATCGCTCATTCTTGGAATTAGGATCTAAAATTGAAGAAAATGACCAAAAAAGAAAAATTTATACTGATGCTTTTAAATATTATACTCCTACTGATCTTAATGTTAAATGTTATGAATACACTTTTTTACAAAGATATTATGTTTTTAGAAAAGCTGAAAGTAATTTGGATGAAATTAGAGAACTCAAACTTAATGCTAAGCGTGATATTCAACAAGTTAAAAAATCTAAATTTAGAGAAAAAAATAAATAAATTTATTTATTATTTACAATTTTTAATTTTTATTTTTTAATTTATAATTTTTAATTTATTATGTTTAATTTATAATTTATAATGTTTATTTTTTAATTTTTAATTTATAATTTTTTAATGTTTATTTATATAAATTTATTAAATAATCATTATCCATTTTTGTTATATTTGATATTTTATATTGTGATGATATAAAAGGAGTTGAACTTAATATTAAGTTTACTTTTTCAAAATATATTATTTTTTTAATAGGATTATTTATACAATTTAAAATTGTTAAATTTGGTAAATTACTGATATTTTCTAATTTATTATTTGCAATGTATATTTCATGTAATTTTTCTAAATTATTTATATTTATTATTTCATTATTCATACATTCTAAATATTCTAATTGTTTATATTCACCTATTTCTTTTATTTTATTATTGTTTATGTGTAATACTTCTACTTTTGGAACATCTATTTTTGTTATTTTATTATTGTTTGCCATTAATATTGTCATTGTTGAAGATTTTATTTCTGTTATGTTGTTATCATCACATGTTAACTCTGTTAAATTATTGTCACTTATTATTCCTCCTATTTTATTGTTGTTTATTGATAATACTGTTATATTTCTGTATTTTCTTATATTAGGATATCTACTTAACTGATTGTTTGATAAATCTAAATATTTTATTTTTTTTAATATGTTTGTTATCCTTTCTAATTTAAATAAATTCTCTAATAATTCATCATCTAAACTTAATCTTGATAAATCTAAATAATCATAATTCTCCATCTTCGAATTTGTTATTCGCATCTCTATTGGTGGCTTGTTTTTGTGCTCTTCATATATGTTCTTTACTGCCTCTGACTCAAATTCACTTCGTTCTAAATCAATTGTTTCCATGAATTTTAAATCATTTTTGTAAATTATCGTTTTGGACATTATTATATTTATACATATATATTTTTTATTATTTTTTTAATTGTTTTTTAATTTTTTAATTTTTTAATTGTTTATTAATTTTTTAATTTATTATTAATGTTTATTAATTTATTATTAATGTTTATTAATTTTTTAATTTATTAATAATTTTTTAATAATTTTTTAATATTTATTATTTTTTTATTTTATAATTTTTTATTTCTTCTATTAATTCATTTTTAGTTTTATTTTTTGGTTTTCCATCTTTTGTTTTACCAGCACAAATTGCAATATTTAATTCATTAGCAAATTGTTGTATTTCTGATAATTTAGTTGTTGTTTTAATATTTTTTATTATTTCAGCCACTTTTAATTTTGTTGGTAATTCTGTTTTTTTAAATATTGAACTTGATTTTTTATTTTCTTCTATTGTTTCATTTTCTTTTTCATTTTCTTTTTCATTTTCTTTTATAGTTTTTTCTTTTATAGTTCCTTCTTCATCATCTTGATCATCCAAAACCGCAAATATATTTTTATTTGTTTTGGTTTTTTTAACATTTTTAATACTGTTGTTTGTTTCAATAACTTTCTTGATTTTTTGTTTTTTTGTTTTTTTACTTTCTATTGCTTCTGTTATGAATAATGCAAAATCTTGATTTGTCGTTATTTCTTGATATGCATCTTCTTTTTTTTCTGTTGTGTCTTTGTCCAATTTTTCTTTTATAAACTTTTCATTTTCAATATTTTCAATTATTTCATTGTTATTTTCTTTAATGTATTCATCTTTATCTTTATCTTTATTTTTATCTTTATCTTCATCTTTATTTTTATTTTTATTTTTTTCTTCTTCATTATTTTCATTATTTTCATCATTTTCATCATTTTTATTTTTATTAATTATATCTTGATTGTAAATAATATTTTGTTTAATCAATAAATTTTTCAGATATTTAATAAATTGTGTTTCTAAAGTAAAAAATTTATGTTCATAATTCCAAACAGGGAAATAATCATTATTATAATTATAGCACACAATCCATTTATTTATTTTAGATTTTGCAAATTCATTAATTTTTAATATATTATTTTTATTTTTTAATATTATTATATTAAAATTACTGATTTGTGATATTTTATTAAATAATTCGTTTGTTAATTTTTTATTTATTATTAATTGTTTTCTATACATTTTATCTGCTAATTGTAATATATTTTTTTTATTAATATTATTTTCTTTAATGTATTCATTATGTGATATTAATAATAAACAATTTAATAAATTATTCCATTCTTGATTCTCTTCAATATTAAAACTTAAAGGATTTATTAATACCATTTCATTATATTCAATACTTGGTATTAAACTTAATAAATCAATAAATGAATATTTCATAAAAATACCTTTCTCATTTAATGATGTATTTTGCTTTATTTTTATTAGTTCATCATCTAAATTTATTTTTTTATTATATTTTTCATAACAATTCTTATATGTGCTTAGTGCAAATTCTGTTATTTTATCTATATATATACGATTCATCTATTATTGATTTATTATCATATTTTTACTTTATTCTATTTTATTATCAATTTTTTATATCTATCAAATTTTATATATAATCTACAATTTTATAATAAGTTTTATAATTTATATATATTATATCATCATTCAGTTTTATTTCATTCAGTTTAATTAAATTATTTTTTTCTATATGAATAATATTACAATTATCATTATTCATAATATCAAAACCCAAATCATCAATATATATTATACATCCATTATGTTTTTTTAATATAACTTTTGTAATTGTATCATTTTTAATAATAGTTTTTTTATGGAAATTTTTAGTTAAATTAAATTTTATGAAATCAATTTCATTTGTAAATATATTTTTACACATAAAAGTGGCAGAATAATAAATATTTTTACATACTGAATAATTTTTATTTTTTATTTTATAAATTTCGTTGTTATATAGTATATAATCTTTTTTATTTATTTTGGAACAATCATCTATATTTTCTATAAAATCAAAATATTCATTATCCATATTATTTTATTATTCATATAAAAAATAATCATAAAGTATTTTTTTCAATTTTTTGTGTTATTTTGTAATATTTTTTTTAAATATTAATTATAATAATATAAACTAATATTTTATGGAAGTAGAATTTTCTACAAATGCAATAGGCGAAAATGACAATAAAAACAATATTACAACTAGTGATAATGCCAATATGGAAATCACTATTGATAATAAAAAATCAAAATATGATTACACTAAAAAAATGGAACTCAAAAAAAAAATAGAAAAAATTAAAAAAAAAGAATTTTTAGTTGACATTTTTAAAATTTTAACTGCTGAAACAAAAGATTATAGTGAAAATAATAATGGTATTTTTATTTTTTTTCATGAATTATCTGATGAAACTTATGAAAAAGTTGAATCTTATGTTAATAATATCTATAAAATACATAAAAATACAACTAATCTTTCTACTAATGTTTTTAATTCCGAAATTTCTGAAATTATTAATGATTATAGTGATAAAAATTTATTGGATAATAAAAATTTAACTAATAAAGAAAAAATTATTTTAAAAAGAAAAATGTATGAAGAATATATTTCTAATAATCAAGACTAATTTTTATATATTACAAAAAATATATATCATATATAAATGTTATCATTCTCTACTCAAATAAAACTCAAATAAAACTCAAATAAAACTCAAATAAAACTCAAATAAAACTCAAATAAAACTCAAATAAAACTCAAATAAAACCTTGACTCTTTGCCCATTCTATCAATTCCTCATAACTTAACACATTTTCATTACTTATTTTGTGTTTCACAAATAAATTCATAAAGTAAGGTTCTCTTAATAATGAGTTTGCCCAATTTAGAGCTTCTTGTGGCGTCATTGATGTTTGTGATAATGATTGAGATGTAGAATGAGGTGATGATTTTGAAGAAACAGTTTTTTGTTCCATAATTGAATATAATATATAATAAAAAATATAATTCAATATATATTTATTTTCAATTTTTAGTTATTTTATAATAGTTAAAAAAATTGATTTTTATTTAAAATATTATTATTATTAATAATAAATTCTAATAATAATGGTATATCTTTTTAATAACAAAAAGCCAAAATTTGATGACATAGTATTAGTTAAAATAACAGACATTAACAATTTAAATATTATAGGAGAGTTAATTGATTATAATAATATGACAGCATATATTTCATATTCAGAGTTATGTAAAAAAAAGAGGTATAATTTACATAAAATAGTAAATATAGGTAAAGAAGTAATAGCACAAGTATTATCTATTGATAAAAATTATGTTGAATTATCTATTAAAAGACTAGTAAAAACAGATATTGAAACTTTTAATAATTATAGAAAATCATATTACAATCTTTATTCTTTATGGAGATATATTTATATGAAATTAAATCCTGAACTCAATATGGATATAAATAATATTGATTCTGAAAATATTAATAATTTTATGCAACAAACATTGTGGACAATTCAAAATAATTATGAATTAAATAATGATGATGAAATTTTTAATCCTCTTGAATTTTATAATAATTTAATTAACAAAGATAAAAATCAAAATATTCTTGATTATATTAATGAATTTGATATTCAAAAAATTAAAAATATTTTAGATGATTATTCAATAATTAAAAATGTTCCTATTAAACAAATTAAAAATATAGAATTTTATGCTTTTTCATTTGATATGAATGGTCTTGCAAATATTAAAAATGCTATGAATTATAAAATATTTGAAAATTATGAAGAAATAAGTAAAAATAATGATGTGTCTTTACTTTATCAAGGAAAAAATAAATATTTATTAAATATTAAACAAAAAAATGCTTCTAGTGAAGATATTAATATTGTTAGTTCATATTTAATAAATCAAATTAAAAAAAATTGTGAAGAAAATAATATTAATTTTAATATTTAATATTTAATTATTCTAAAAATTCTATTATTTTTCCATAAATTAAAATTTTGTTATTTTGTGTAATAACTATTTTATCATCTATATATCCTGCCATATTTATATTTGTTTCAAAAATTAAATTTGTTTCATCAATTGAAATAACTTTGATTTCTCTTTGTGTTGAACCTAACATTAATGAATAAGTTTTATTTTTTTTAATTTCCACTTTTTCATCATATTTATTAAATGAAACTTTTGCTTTTTTAAATATTGTATAAGAATTATCATCTTCTGATACTATGAAATTTCCTATTAATTTATCTTCTTTACTTAAATTAGGATCTAGTGATAATCCTATTCCAATTAATCCTCCTGAATATGCTATGTCTAAATCATTTTTTTCTGTTTTTAATGTTTCTACAACCGCTATTAATGGTATTGTGTTGTTGTCTTTTATTATTCCTGGAACAATCTTTATTTTATCTCCTATTTTAATATTCCCACTTTTTATTGTTCCTCCTACTATTGCTCCTACTAATTTTTCAACTGGTGTTCCTACTTTGTTTACATCAAAACTACGAATAATAGTTGCTTTTAATGGCATATTGATTTTTTTTATAAACTCATCATTTATTGGATATGGTATTTTTTCTACTAAAAATTGTATTAAATAATTTATACCAAAACCAAATTGAGCACACATTGGTATAATGTATTTTATATCATAATTTTCTTTTAATTTATCATAATGTTCATATGCTTGTTCTCTATCAACTAAATCAATTTTATTATGTATTATAAATGTTTTATCTGTTAATCCTAATATTTTATTTGCTTTATAATGTTCGTTTGTTTCTGGATCTTGTTGGCAATTTGCTGATACTACTAATAAACTAAAATCCACATTACTTGCTCCGCTTAATGCTGTTGTTTGTAAATCACTATGCCCAGGCGAGTCAACAAATGAAACATGTAAAACTAAATTAGTTTTTTCTTGACATTGTTCGCATATTTCTGTATTTTGATAACAATATGGTGAAGGACAATTTGAACATTTATAAAATTTACAATTTGTATAACCTAGTTTTATTGTCATATCTCGTTCCGCCTCTTTCTTGAATTTCATTGGATTTATTCCTGTTAGTTTGGTTATTAATGATGTTTTTCCATTTGCTACTCTCCCTTGTGTACTTATTGTTATTAATGGCTGTTTTTCTATATTTATTTTTTCCATCTTGTTTTGTTCATTTATACTAGCAATTATTTAAATAATAATTTTTTATCAATTTTTTTATTATATAAATAATATTTATAAATTAAAAAGTAATAAGCATTTTATATAAAAACTTAGTAATAATTATTATATACAAAACTATGATATCCTTTTAATATTGGTGATGGTGGTGCAGGTATTTGTGTTTTTACATATACCATTGTATCACAATTTTGTTTATGAGCTTCTGAATTTATTTCAAGTGTTCGCTCTTTAACATATACCAATGCCTCTCCATATAGTATTTTTAACTCAAACAAAAATTATAAAAAGTAAATAGTTTAGAAAAATATAATTATAATTATTTGTCTGTTTTCATAAATTTTTTACTTAATAATTTATAAGTAAAATCATCTTTTATGAATTTTAATGCTTTAATATTTTGTTTAACTGCTTCTAAACATATTTGTGCTGTCTGATCTTCTACATGTTGTAATGCTTTACCATTTTGTTTAACTGCTTCTAAACATATTTCAAGGGTTTGAACTTTTATATATTCTATTGCTGACCCATTTTGTTTAACTGCTTCTAAACATAATTTAGAGGTTTGATTTTTTATAAATTGTATTGTCCATCCATTTTGTTTAACTGCTTCTAAACATAATTCTGGGGTTTGATTTTTTACAAATTCTATTACCCACTCATTTTGTTTAAATGCTTCTAAACATAATTCCGGGGTTTGATTTTTTACAAATTGTATTGCCCATCCATTTTGTTTAACTGCTTCTAAACATAATTCCAGAGTTTGATTTTTTACAAATTGTATTGCACACCCATTTTGTTTAATTGCTTCTAAATATATTTCGTTTGTTGGGTTTTTTACATCTTTTAATGCTAAACCATTTTGTTTAACTGCTTCTAAACATAATTCATGAGTTTGATTTTTTACATATTCTATAACTAGTCCACATTGTTTAACTGCTTCTAAACATAATTCATATGATTGTTCTTTTACATCATAAATTGCAAATCCATTTTGTTTAACTGCTTCTAAACATAATTCATATGATTGATCTTTTATATATCCTAACACTAAACCATTTTGTTTAACTGCTTCTAAACATATGAAATATGTTTGATATTTTATTAATGTAAATGCTTTAGGATGATATTTAACTACTTTTAATACTAATTTATAATTTTGTGTCCATAATTGTGGATTTGAAATAATAATATCTTGTGCTTTTAATTTATTATCTTCAATAAATACTTGTGTATCATTAGGTATTTCTACATCAACAATTATTGTTCCATGCTCCAAAAATTTGTCTATATTATTTTCTGTTGCAAAATATAATCCTCCTTCATAACATCTTTTTGATGTTAATTTATTTATATCTGTATTTAATCCAACTTTATATTGAAAATTACCATGATATGATTTTAAATCATCTTTAATAATTTTTTTAAATTTTATATCTTTACAATTTTCATTTAGTGTTTTACCATCTATTATTTTATCTATATTGTTTTTTAAAAATTCATAACCATTTATATAGTTAGCCATACAAAAGATTGTTTGATATATACATTTATTATATTTAATATTAATTTCAATTTTTAAATATATAAAAAATTATTTTAATTTATTATTTTTAAATTATGTATACCATTACATAATTTTTCAAAAATAATAAAAATGTTCCATAACCTAAACCATTAGTAAAAGCAAAAAAAATAAGTATTTTACTATCTTTACTATTTTTAATAATAGGTTCTTTAATATGTTCATATTTATTTAATTTATATATACAATAACTTGATGCTAAAATATAATATGTAAAACCATATGTTAAATATGAATAATCATTTATTTCATTAAAAAATTTATATATTATACTGCATTCACCAATCATACAAGAAATAAATTGTTTGGTATTAAAATTAGATATTTTTAATACATTTGGCTTTTTGAATATTTCAATGTTTGTTTTATTTTCATTGTTATTTTCATTGTTATTTTCATTGTTATTTTCATTATTAAAATTAGATATTTTTAATATATTTAATTTTTCAATAGTTGTTTTATTTTCATTAGTAGAAAACCATTTATAATTGTGTGTTTTATTTACAAAATATTTATAATTATTATAATTTGGTAATTTATTAATTGTAAATTTATTTTCTAAATGTGAAAAAAGTTGCAAAAAATTTGTTCTTTTTTTATGCATTTTAATAGTTAAATAATCTTTTAATAATACCAAACATTTATATATTTCAATTTTTAATTATAAAGTTAATTAACAAATTTATATATATAAATGTGTTTTACTTTTGAACTATAAAAATATCAAAACCCTCTAGTCCTCAAGCCCTCTAGTCTTCAAGCCCTCAAGCCTTCAAGTCCTCAAGCCCTCTAGCCCTCAAGCCCTCTAGTCCTCAAGCCCTCAAGCCCTCAAGCCCTCAAGCCCTCAAGCCCTCAAGCCCTCAAGCCCTCAAGCCCTCAAGCCCTCAAGCCCTCAAGCCCTCAAGCCCTCAAGCCCTCAAGCCCTCAAGCCCTCTAGCCCTCAAGCCCTCAAGCCCTCAAGCCCTCTAGCCCTCAAGCCCTCAAGCCCTCAAGCCCTCTAGCCCTCAAGCCCTTTTGTCTGGTTGCAATTGTAACTTTGACTACAAGTGCAGACCCTCCAACTACTGAGCCAATCATTGCGAATCTCATAGCATTGAGTGATTTTTGCTCAACAGTTGATAATTCAAGGACACTTTTTTTCATTTCTTGCACTGTCCTTTTGCATTTTTCTTCTTGAAGCTTTCTGCGTTCTGCTTCTTCACGTTCTTTCTTTTTGTGTGCTTGTTCACGATGTTTTTCTTTTTCTTCATTGAAAAAGGCAGAAGATGGAGAAATAGGTCTTTTTCCAAGATTTTTGATCAGTGATGCCATTTTGAGATAAGTTAATATATATAAAATATATGGATATTCAAATAGTCAAAAAATTCAATTTTTATAAAAGTATTTAAACAACTAATTTAGTATAAAAATTATAGTTTATTTTAAGTTATATATAATAATCTGCAATAAATTATTTAGTTAAATAATTTAATTAATATTTATATAAAAGTAAACAAGATAATGAATATAATTATATAATAATAATTAAGTATAAAAAATAATTATAAATAAAATAAAAATTGATTAAAATTATATAAGAAAAATAATATATAATAATTATAATAAGTCATTAGAATGAGTAATTTTGAGGAAGATAATATCAGTAGATTAAAATTTATAGGGAAAATTAAGAAAGGGGACAAAATCAATATAAAGGACTTATTTGTTCAACCAAACAATATAATAACTAAAATAAACCGAAGTTTTGTAAATGTAGATAATAGAAACAACACATTAAGTTTTATTTTAGAAACAATAAAAAGAAGTTTTGAAGAATTACATGAACATTTAAGTAAAAGTAAAGATAATATTTTTGATTTAAATATATCATCCAATATAATAATTGACTTAGAAAATAGCAAAACAGGATTAATTAATTTAAAAGATACATATAATGATGATTTAATGTTTTGTTGTAAAATAGACACAATAGTTCAAGATATAGATGCAAGATTAAACGAAATAAATACAAAATTTTCATTTAGAAAAGAGAAAAACAAATCATCACCAATAACTATTTTAAATAAATCTCCACCACAAATTATTACACAATTAGAACCATTATCATTACCATCATCAATAGAATCAAACGAATCATGTTCATCAATTATTGAAACAGTTGTAAATATTAAAAAAAAATGATTTATAAAATGATTTATAAAATTATTTAATTACAATGCATATTTTATTACTTTTTCACATTTACATTTTTCATTATGACAAATTAAATATGTTAATTTATTTTGTTTTTTTTCCACAGTAGTATTAATAGTTTTACAAGCAGAACATTGCATAAATGTTTTAATATATTTTTTAAGTGTAGAACCAATAATAATATCTGTATATTTACCTTTTATTAAAAGTTGTCCTTCAAAATTAATTGAAGGAGTTGTAGAGAATTCTTTAGCAAAAAAATTTAATATTTCATCTTCATTTTTTTTAAGTTCTTTACAAATATATCTAAAATTACTCCAAATAGTTTTTTTTGTAATATCAAATTTTACTTCAGGTTTTGCCACCATTATTTCTTTATTATTGAATAAATTAGAATTTTTATCAAGTGAATCATATATATCTTCTAATAAATTAATATATAATATATTTTCATCCATATCTAAGGATAAATTTTTTTGTTCTTCTTCCATTTATAAATTTATAATATAATTTATAAATCATTATTTAAATAATTCAATTTTTTCTTTAATATTTTATAATTTAATATTATATACTTTAATATTATATAAATTATGAAAGAAACTGATATTTCAAATAATTTTAAAAAAATAAAGGGTGGTGACTATAATGATGCTATTATTGAAAATATTTATGATACAGATGAAGATAATTATGATGATGATAATGAAAATGAATATGAAATAATGGATGCTAATCTAAATTTTGGGCATCCTGAGCCAAATGATCCAGCATTTCAATCAAAAATTTACAAAAAAAGAGAATTTTATTATTATAAATATCCTGATAGACCTAATTTAAATAGTTATGATGATATTGCACAATATAGAAAGAAAATTTGTGAGCCTACAGGTGGATTATTAGAACAACAGGCAATGTTGAGTAATTTTATAAATCCAGACACTCCTTATAAGGGTGTATTAATTTTTCACGGCACAGGCACGGGTAAATGTTTAGCAGGTGAATGTTATGTGAAAGTAAATAATAATAAGAATATAAAAATAGAGCATTTATGGAATTATTACAAAACAATAACTTTTAAAGATGATGAAAATGGTGAATGGTCAAAACCTTTTACAACTTTAACAGTAAAATCATTAGATAATAACAATAAAATTGTGATTGGTTATGTAAAACATTTATACAGAGAATATATTAATTCTTATTTATATAAAATAAGTCTTAATAATGGTAATTATATAATAAAAACATTAACACATAAATTATTTGATGGTTGTATTTGGAGAACTGATTTTAAAGTTGGAGACAATATTGCAATTTTTGAAAATAATAATATATCATATTCAAAAATCTTTGAAATAACAACAATACCATTTAGTGGTTATGTTTATGATTTAGAAATTAATAAATATCACAATTTTATATCAAATGATATTATTTGTCATAACACTTGTGCAGGTATTGCAATTGGTGAAAAATTTAAACCAATGGTTCAAAGATATGGAACACCTATTTATATTCTTGTTCCTGGTCCTTTATTAAAAGATAACTGGAAAAATAGTTTTTTAGATTGCACAGGTGATACATATCTTAAAACTAATGAAAATTTAGTTTTTATTAATAATGAAGAAAAAGAAAAAATAAGAAAACAAGCTATTCAACAAGCAATGCAATACTATAAAATTATGAGTTATAGAGGATTTTATAAAAGAGTTTTAGGTGAGAAAATTGTTGACAAAAAATCAATTGAAGGTAATAAAATTAAAGTAACATATAAAAAAACAGATGATGGTGAATATGAAAGAGATATTAATATTGATAGAATACATTTTTTAAATAATACTTTAATAATTGTTGATGAAGCCCATAATTTAACAGGAAACGCTCAAGGAGAAGCATTATTAAAAATAATTAAAGCATCAACAAATTTAAAAGTTGTATTATTAACAGCGACGCCAATGAAAAATTTAGCAGATGAAATAATTGAATTATTAAATTTTATTCGTCCTCAAAATTCATTAATACAACGTGATTTAATTTTTAATTCAGAAAAAAATCATTTAATGCAATTTAAACAAGGTGGTATTGAATATCTTAAACAAATGGCTCATGGATATGTAAGTCATTTACGAGGTGCGGATCCAATGACTTTTGCAGAAAAAATAGAAATGGGCGATAAACCAAAAGGATTATTATTTACAAGAATAACAAGATGTTTAATGTCACCATTTCAAAGAGCAACATATGATATTGCAATAGAAACAGCAGATGACAGATTAGATAGAAAATCTGAAGATGTTGCAAATTTTGTTTTTCCAGCATTAGACACAGCAAGAAAAAATTTAGTTGGCGTTTATGGTAGAGAAGGATTAAATGTTCTTAGAAATCAATTAAAATCACATCATGAAAAAATAAATAAAATGATTGCAACAGATATTTTAAAATTAAAATCTACTGAACAAGATCAAGAATTTTTAAATATAAATGAAAATACAAAAAATATTACTGGTGCTATTCTTAAAAAAAAATATTTACAATATTTCTCTACAAAATTTTATCAAGCATTAATTGATATTGAAGAAAATTTATTTTATAATGAACAAACTAATGAATCAAGAACTGGTTTTGTTTATTCTAATCTTGTTAAAGTTGGTATTGAAATTTTTCAAGAAATACTTATTCAAAATGGTTATCTGGAATATGAAGAAAATATGGCTAATTATCATATTAAAGATGATACAATCTGCTATTTATGTGCTAAATCTCATAAAGAACATAAAAATAAAATTCTACCTGAACATGAATTTGCTCCTGCTACTTTTGTCGTTGTCACTGGTTCTAGTAATGAAGAAAATGCTTCTGATAATATTCCTGAAGATAGACAAAAAATATTAAAAGGAGTTTTTAGTAATATTGCTAATAAAGAAGGTAAAAATATTAAATTAGTTCTTGGTTCTAAAGTTATGAATGAAGGTTTGAGTTTAAAAAATGTTAAATCTGCTCATATTCTTGATGTTTATTTTAATTTTGGTAGAGTTGATCAAGTTGTTGGTAGAGCTATTCGTTGGTGTTCACATTATGATTTAATGTCTAAAGATAATGTATTTCCTAAAGTAAAATTATATAAATATGCTATTAGTTTAGGAAATGATTCTGAAAAATTATCAACTGAAGAAGATTTATATTTTAAAGCAGAACAAAAATATATTTTAATTAAAAAAGTTGAACGTGCATTAAAAGAAGTTGCTATTGATTGTGCTTTAAATCAAACAGGAAATATGTTTAAGGAAGAAATTGAAATGTATAATAAATGTGAAAAACCAACAAATGAATTATTTAAAGTTGAATTTAAAGAAGGTTCTAAAAAAACACAAAATATTTGCCCTTCTAAATGTGATTTTACTGATTGTCTTTATAAATGTCATGATAAAATATTAAATTCTAAATATTATGATCCTCAAAGAAATATTTATAAAAAATTAACTAAAGCAGAATTAGATTACACTACTTTTACTAATAATCTCGCAAAAAATGAAATTGATTATGCTAAACAAAAAATTAAAGAATTATATGTCACTGGATATGTTTACAATTTAAAAACTATTATTGAATATGTTTATGAATCTTATAATAAAGATAAAAAAGATTTGTTTGATGAATTCTTTGTTCAAAAGGCTTTAGATGAATTAATTCCTATTACTGAAAATGATTTTAATAATTATAAAGATATTCTTGTTGATAAATCTTATAGATCTGGCTATCTTATTTATTTAGATGGTTATTATCTATTCCAACCTTTTGATGAAGCTGAAAATGTTCCTATGTATTATAGAACACAATATCATCATAATTATCAATCAAAATTAGGTCTTCAAAATTATATATTAAATGAAAAAAATATTGATGATGCTCAAATTTATGATGAAGAACAAAATGATATTGATGATAATATTAAAGGTTATAATTTTGATGATGTTATGGATTATTATGATGAAAGAAATGAATATGATATCGTTGGTATTATTGATAAAGATTTAACTCAAAAAAAAACTAATTCTAATGATAGTGTTTTTGATCTTTTTAAAATTAGAGAAAAAAGAGAAAAAATTCTTGATAAAAAAAGAGCTACAGGCGTTCCTTCTATTAAAGGGGCTGTTTGTGCTACATCTAAACATAAAGAATATCTTAATAAATTGGCTAAAAGTATTAATATCAAAATTCCTAAAGATATTACTAGAGAAAATCTTTGTGATACTATTATGACAAAATTAATTGAACTTGAAAAGTATTCTACAGGCAAAAATAAAAAAACTTATATTATGATTCCTAGTAATCATCCTAAATATCTTTTTCCTCTCAATCTGGAAGATAGAACCGATTTTATTAAAAATAAAGTTTCTTCTATCCTTAATAAAAAAATTAACTTTAAACAAAATATTAATGATAAAAATAAAACTATCACGCTGTCTTTTGTTCTTGATAAAAAACCTACTGCTGATGATATATATAAATTAGAAAATATTTATGAAAAATATTCTTTAAATAATAATATTAAAATGTGGACTGTTTCTAGTGATAAACTTAAATGGTCTACCATTGTTGAATAATTGTTATAATAAAGTTTTTTTGATTCTTTTGAGTTCTTCAAGTTTTTTTTTGAATTTTTCTTCAAGATTTTCTTCAAGTTTTTTTTCAAGTTTTTCTTTAATTTCTTTGATTTCATTCATTTTTTGTTGAAGATCATAATCTGCTTTATCTTGAAAAATTTTTCTTAATAAAGCACTTTTTGTATTTATTTCTTCTATTTTTTTTGAAAATTCTTGAAATGAATTGGTATTATTTTGTGTATTTTCTTCTTCATAAAATATTTTGTAATAATTATATTTCTCAATTTCTGCTTTTTCATCAATTTCTTTAAATTTTTGTTCTAAATTATAATTTATTTCCGCTTTTATTTGTTCTATATTTAAATTGTGAATACATTTTGGATTTCCGCATCCTGATGCAGCATTATTTATTGTGATATGTATACAATTATTCTCCATTTTATATATGTTAATATATTATCTCTCAATTTATTTTTTCTTCAATTTTTTATCTATATATAAAAACTTAATAATAATGAAGAATTTTAATTACTTATTTTGTTTGTATTTTTATAAATAAGATAAATTTATAAAAATTATTTTTCTTTCTTAATATATGCTAAAAATATATAAAAAAAACATTATTTACATTGATTATATAAAATGTGCTTTTTGATGTGTGAAATATATAAATGTGGAACACCCCCTACTGCATCACTTCTCCCCTGCCAGAGCCTTTGCCAACGCAGCATCCTTCTCTACCTCCTCCGCTGCTACAGCCGCTGCGATAGCAGCATCCGTCGCAACTTGCTCTGCCACCTTGCGGAGTTGCTCTCGCTTCTTTGCCTCCTCTACCAACTTTGCCCGCTCTTCAGCAAACATAGCCTGTGCCAACGCAGCATCCTTCTCTACCTGCTTGCGGCGTCGCTCTCGCTCCTTTGCCTGCTCTGCAGCTTCCTCTTCCTCTCGCAGACAACGGGCAATTTCCTCATCTGTCTGCAATCGTCGCAACCGCTTTGCCTTCTTCTCGCATTCTCGCATCTTCACTGCTTGTAAGCGGGAAGCTGTCTTCTCTAGAGACAACATAAGTGCCTCACGACGTGCAAGCTCTCGAGCAATTTGCTCATCTGTCGTCTCCTCCTTCGTGCAAGAAACAACCGTTGGCGAAGATGGAGGAGCAGTAGGCGATGGCATATCAGCCTTTGTCTCTACCTCTGCTACTGTCGACGGGCTGGGGCACCACGGTGCTACAACCCACGGCATTCCAGACCCTGAACCAGCCCCTGCTTGAAGTGGAATTGATGACGGACTTGCCATTGCTTTCGCTTTTGCTCTTGCTTTCGCTTTCGCTCTTGCTTTCGCTTTCGCTTTCGCTCTTGCTCTTGCTTGATTTAGCGTTTGTAATTTATAATATAGTTGGGACTTTCAAACATTTAATTTTTTCAATTTTTTTAATATATAAATCCATATAATAAATAAAAATTGAATAAAATATAAAATATAAAATATTATAAATACATTATATAAAACAATGAGTAAAAGTGCAAAAACTAATAAAAATACTAATAAAAATATAGAAGAAAATACTAATAAAAATATAGAAGAAAATACTAATAAAAATATAGAAGAAGAAATAAAACAAACACCACAACAACAACAACAACAACTACAGACAAAAAATATATTTCAAAATTCAAATTTGCACAGTCCATATATAGAGACATCATTAATCTGTCCAATTATGATATCTCCAACACAAATGGATAATAAATTACAATTACATTTAAAGTCAAATTTGAACAATGTAGTAAAAGGTAAATGTTATAACAATTATGGATACATAATAAAAATCAACAAAATAGAGGAAATGTCAGATGGTATTATAGAAGAAGAGGATTCAACATGTAGTGCTAAATATATAGTAAAATTCAGTTGTAGATTATGTTATCCAGCAAAAAATAAAGAAATAATATGTAAAATAGACAGAATGAACAAGGCTTTAATAAGTGGTGTTAATGGTCCAATCAAAGCAATTATAACACCAGATCAAATAAATAAAGATTACTTTTTTACAGACAGTGAAAGAAATATAAGAATTAAAGAAACAGAAGAAATTTTAGAACCAGAAATGTATATAAAAGTATTAATTTTAGCATCAACATTTAACCATCAAGACACATGTATTATAACAATGTCTTCTTTACAAAACATGGCAACAGAACAAGAAATTGCTTTTTATGAAAGAGAGATTGCATTTAATAATGTATAATTTTTTTTAAATTTAATATATTTTATTGAAATTTTTTGTATAAAACTTTTTCTATTTTTATAATAGTATAACAAATATTATAAAAATTTTATGAATTATAATAAACACAAAATTATTGACAACAATTATAATCATGATAAAATAATAATATCAAATAAAAATTTTTATTGTTCAAATTGTAATAAAAGAGGACATGTGTATAAAAAATGTTCTGAACCAATAATATCAAATGGTATTATATGTTTTTTTATTGAAAATTTTGATAATAATTTAATGCCTAAATTAGAAAAATATATAAGTAAAAATATTAATAAAAAAACTTATAATACATTAAATAATACATTAAATAATACATTAAATAATACATTAAATAATACATTAAATAATGATAAAATTAAGTTTTTAATGGTTCAGCGTAAGCATTCTTTAGGATACATGGAATTTATGAGAGGTAAATATGATATTAATAATATTGAAAATATAAAACATTTATTAATACAGACAACACCAGAAGAATTAAATGATTTAATGACAAAAAATTTTGATTATTTATGGAATATGTTATGGAACAATAGTCCAAATTTAACTATTATTAATAAAAATAATTTTCATCATAAAGAATATATTAGTTCAAAACAAAAATTCTATAATTTAAAAATTAACAACAGTGATTTATTTTCATCAATTAAACCCAAATATATTTTTAATGAATGGGGATTTCCTAAAGGAAGACGTGAAACATATGAAACAGATATTGTTTGTGCCATGAGAGAATTTGAAGAAGAAACGGGTTATAATGAAAATGATTATTCTATTCTTGATGAAAATAATATTATTAAAGAAAATCTTATTGGAACTAATAATGTTTATTATAGACATAATTATTTTTTAGCAATGTTTAATAAAATTAATAAAGAAAATAAAGAAAATAAAGAAAATAAAGAAAACAAAGAAATAAGAGATAAACAATTTTTTACATTAGATGAATGTTTAAAAATAATAAGACCATATCATAATAAGAAACAAGAAATAATAAAAAAAATACATAATTTAATAATAAATTTTTTAGTTAAAAATAATTATAATATATAATTTATTTTTAACATATTTTTATATACTAACAATATAGAAGAATGATTAATGCTGATTATAATAAAGAATTAGATAAAATATATACAAATACAAATAAAATATTTCAATTAATAAAAATGCAAGATTGGATAAATTTAGAAAAAACCATAATAAATATTGATATGGATTATAATATTAAAGATAATTCCAACACATGGCTTTTAGAATATCTTATTATGTTTAATCAATATGATATTTTAAAAATATTATTAACAAAAAATATAAGAATTGATATAATAGATGATAATAATCGTTCTATTTTATATTCTGTAATAAAATTTTCATATATTCCTATTTTAAAATTATTACTTGATAAAGATAAAGAAATTATAGGAAAAAGTATTTTAGAAATTAAAGATAATGAACACAATATTCCTCTTTTTTATGCTATTAAATATTTTAATATTGAAGCAATTGAAATTATTTTAAAATATCAAAATAATATATTTACAAAAAATATTGAAGGTGAAAATGCTCTTCATATATCTGTAAAAACACTTAATTTGGACATATTTAAAATTATTTTAAATAAAATTAATGATATTAATATTAAAAAAAATAATGGAGAAACTTGCTTACATCTTGCTATTAAATATAAATGTTATGATATTATTAAATATATTTTAACTAAATTTGCAGTTGAAACAAAAGTTCTTGATTTTAATTTAACTGAAACTAAATATAATTTTTCATGTATTCATTATATATTTTTATCATTTGATTTAGAATTAATATATATTTTTAAAGATTTTTTTACAAATTTTAATCTTAATATTCAAGATAAAAGCGGTAATATTTTTTTACATTATTTTATTAATAATATTATGGAAAATGATAAAGATCTTAAAAATGAAGATATTGAATTTATAATCCAAGAAATAATAAAATTAAATGTTAACTATAATTTATATAATATTGATAGAAATACACCTTGTCATATTCTTTTATTAAATTTAGATTTTTTTAAAAATAAATACAATATTTTAATAAATACTATATTAAAAAAAACAAATTTAAATATTCAAAATAAAAATGGTGAAAGTTGTTTTTTTCTTCTTATTAAAAATAATTATTGGATTAATGTTTATAATATTTTAAATAAAAAAAAATTAGATATTTTTATTATTAATGAAAAAAAAAATACTGTTTTTGATTATATAAGTTCTTCTGATATGAATAAATTTATTGAACTTGTGACAAATAGTTATTTATATTTATTAAATGAAACTGATTATAATGTTAAATGGATTGATTATTGGGATAATCGTTGTAAAAAAAATATTAATTTAACTGAATTAAATGAAACTGAAAAAGATTTAATACAAAATATAAAATTAGATAATAATAAAACATTATGTTTTAATTTAATAAGTGATAAATTAAAAAATTTTATTGAAACATTTAAAAAAGATAAAAAAATTTATGATATATATTCTTATCCTATTCATACAAAATATCCTAAATTAATTGATAAATATCCTGATGTTGTTATTCCTACTTTTACTGGTTCAACTATTGATGTTTTCTCTGGTTTGATATATCTTAATACTAAATTTATTAAAAATACCATTTCTTCTCTTAAATTAATTAATATTAATGAACCAATTTTACAATGTCATAAAAATATTTGTGAAATTACTAATTTTGAAATTATTTGGAAAAATTATCAATTATTCTTACCTAAATTTAATGATTTGAAAAGAATTCTGATTAATTATGATAAAAATATACGCTTCTTTATTATTCCTATTGGTATTGAATTATCTAATAATGATTATTCTTATGGACATGCTAATATCTTGATTTTTGATTTTCTTACTATGGAAGTTGAAAGATTTGAACCTCATGGGGCTGAATCTCCTTATGGTTTTGATTATAATCCTAAATTATTAGATAATACTTTAAAAAATAAAATTGATATCGAAAATTTGGGTTTTAAATATATTATTCCTAATGATTATCTACAAAAAATTGGTTTCCAAATTAAAGAAATTTATGAACTTAAAAGCGATTATATTGGAGATCCTAATGGCTTTTGTGTTGCTTGGTGTATTTGGTGGGCTGATATTCGGTTAACTAATCCATCTATTGATAGAGTTAAATTAGTTAAATTGTTATCTAAGCAAATTGTTAATGATGAATATTCTTACAAAAAATTAATTAGAAATTATAGTAATGTTATCACTAAAATTAGAGATAAAATTTTTCTTAAAGTTGGTATCAATATTAATGACTGGATTAATGATAATATTAATGTTGAACAAAAATTATTATTAGAAAAAACTCTTAAAATTGAAATTGAAAAATTTTACTAATTTTCTTCATCACTGCTTTCTATTATTATCGATTTAAATATTATTGGAGGATTTCTTTCTTTAACTTCTTTAACTTCTTTAACTTTAGTTTCTTTAGTTTTAGTTTCTTTAGTTTTAGTTTCTTTAGTTTTAGTTTCTTTAGTTTTAGTTTCTTTAGTTTCTTTAGTTTCTTTAGTTTCTTTTTCTTCTTTAGTTTCTTTTTCTTCTATAGTTTCTATAGTTTCTTTTTCTTCTATAGTTTCTTTTTCTTCAATATTTTTAATATTTTTTTTAGTATTTTTTTTAGTATCTTTTTCAGTAATTTCTTTTTTAGTTCTTTTTTTAGTAATTTTTATTTCATTATTAATATTTGGTGTTGAATTAATAGTTAAATCATTTAATTGTGTAATTAAATTTATTTCTTCTTTATTAATATCTTCTTTATTAGTATCTTTATTAATATCTTTATTAATATCTTCTTTATTAATATCAACATTAGTGAATGTATTAATTTTTTCAGTAATTTCTGGTTGAATTTCTTTGATAGCATTTAAAACATAATCAAAAAGACCTTCATTTTTAATAAGTTCAATCATTTTATTAATAATTTTATCATTAAATTTTTTATTTAAAGAATCAATAAAATTTTTCCATTCTTGAGCAATATTTTTATTAGTTCTTAAAATTTCCACATAAGCCCAAATTTTACGCATTGTTATTAAATTATCATTAAACCATTTTTTATCTCTAATAATTAAAGTAGTATTTCTTTCAATAAATCTCCAATAAATAATTTTGTTAAGTTTCATTCCCGGTTTATTAATATGCAAATTATCTAATTCTTGTAATATCCATTCATCAACTTCTTTAAGTGTCATATCTAATTTTGGTTGATAAATGAAACTTGTTTTATCATATATTGCATCATTTTTTATATTATAAATAGTATCTATAACTGTTCCATCAGGTGTTTCTTTTTTAATTATCTTTTCATCATAATCATTATTTGTTAATTTTGTTGGTATTAATTCAATAACAACACCTTTTTCAATACCATACATTTTTGATTTATATTCACAATTTTTATCTGTGTCATTTATATAATCTTGTCTTGTTTTATATTCTTCTATGTTGCATTGAACAAAATCACATTCATCTAAATCACAACATTCTAATTGTAATTGAACTTGACACCAATAATATTCTGGACAAATATCTCCTTTTATTGTGCCTTGATATTTAATTTTTCTTTGAAATGGACATTTTATTTCAATCATTCTGCCTACTAATGGTGATGGAGTTTTTTTATCTCTGCAATATGGCGAACATATCCCATCAGGACTTGCTGCTAAAAAATTATATATTGGATGTCCTAATAAACCAAATTCATCAACTATTACATCATTTAATAATTCATACATTAGTGTTACTACATTCTCAAATTTTTTTCCATGATAACAAAAATTATTTGTTGTAAATGTTGAACCAAACACTTTTTTTAAAATAAAATTATATATTGGTTCATGTTTATTTTCTCCTAATACACAACCACAATCTGATGCTGTTATACTCTTGTTTCGTTGTGCAAACCATGGCGGTGTTCTTTGTTCTGGTGATTTTATATTTCTTACATAATTAAATTGTATTTTCCTTTTATTATATATCTCTTCTGTTATTTCATTTATAAATATTGCCTTGTTTTTTGATGACATTAATGCACCTTCTGTTATTGTTGTATTGTCATTTGTTTCTTCTAAAGTTGTTATTGATGAATTAAATTTATATGTTATCGGTTCTTTATTTATTAAATTATTATACATTGGACCTTTTTTAAATGTATAATTACTATAATCGTTTTTAGACATATAATTATTATAATCATTTTTATTAAATGATACATTTATAATTTTTGTTTCAATTTTTTTTATACTATCAATATTTTTTATATTATCAATATTTTTTATATTAACAATATTTAAAAATTTTTTTTTTATTATTTCATTTATAACATTTTGTTCTTGTTCTACTAATTTATTGTATTTTTCATCTGTTTTTATATTATCTTCTAATTCTTTTATTGTTGTGAAGTTTTTATTTATTATCATAATGTTATATTTATTTACTATGTCTTGTATTTCTCGCATATTAAATATATCTATGAGTTTAATTTTAAACTATAAACGAACTAATTATTTTTACAATTTTAATTTTACAATTTTATTTTAAAATAAAATTATAAAAAAATACATATAAAAAATATACATATAAAAACAATTTTTATATATATTTAATAATGAATAATGAAATTGCATTTGCAACATTGGGTTCAGTAGATGCTGGTAAAAGTACTTTAATAGGCACAATAATGTCAAATAAATTAGATGATGGTAATGGATTGAACAGAAAATTAATTTCAAGATTTACACATGAGATAACAACAGGTAAAACATCTTCAATATCTACACATTCAATAAAAAATTTTAATAAAACTGATAAATCTTTAATTCTTGTTGATTTATGCGGACATAGAAAATATCTTAAAACTACTTTATATGGTATTATGGGTTATTGTCCTGATTATGCTATTTTAATAGTTGGTGGAAATAGAGGAATATTAGAAATGACAACAGAACATATTAAAATTTTACATCATTTAAAAATACCTATGATTATTGTTATTACTAAAACTGATTTAATTGATAAATTACATATTGAAACAAATAATAAAAAAGATGGCATTGCAAAAATAACTAATGATGTCAAAAAAATTTTTTCAAAAGGCAATTTTAATGTTTTAGATATGAATGATATTATTGAAAATGATAAATCAACAACAGGTATTATACCTACTACTACAACAATACCAATTTTTAAATTATCTTGTAAAACTGGTTATGGTTTGGAATATTTTAAAGATTATATTTCTAAATTACCTAGAAGAATTAATACTATTATTAATAAAGAAATTATTCCATTTCCAGATCCAGATAATAAAGATAATAAATTTAATAATACTTGTATTTTTAATATTGAAACTATTTATTGTCCGCAAGGTATTGGTTGGGTTGCTACTGGAATTTTAAAAGGTATTAATGAAAATAATTTTTTAACTCCTAATACTACTTTATATTTAGGTCCTAATAAAATTAATAATGAATTTTTACAAGTAAAAGTTTGGTCTATTTATAATTATTTTAATGAAAAAATTGATAAATTGTATTGTGGACAAAGAGGCTGTCTGGCTGTTCGTGCTGATAAAAAAATAACACGCGATTTTTTTAGAAAAGGTTCTATTTTTACTAATAATTTGGATATTGTTAAAAAAGCTTCCTTTAAATATAAAGCTAAAATTAAATTATTAACTCATCCTACTAATGTTAAAAATAATTTCTCTCCTGTTATTCATTCTGGAACAATTAGACAATGTGCTAAAATTACTATCTTAAATAAAGAAAATATTAAAAATAAATTAATCAATAATGATAAAATTATTAATAAACTTAATGAAAAAATTAATGAAAATGAAAAAATTAATGAAAATGAAAATAAAGAAAATGAAGAAAAGTGTATTTATCCGGGTGAAGTTGCAACAATTGAAATAGAGTTTTTATATCGACCTGAAATAATAGAACCAGACCAAGTATTTTTTATGCGAGAAGGATTAACATTAGGAATTGGTAAATTTATTTTATAATTAATGGCATACTTTTAAAAGTTATAATTCGCATTTTACAACAATATCTTTTAAGTTGAAGGCTTGCTATTAATTCTGTTTTTTGTTTTAATTTTTCATCATCATCTATTTTTGGATTATTATTTATTTCTTCTAATTTTGTTTCATATGGTATTTGACGATTTCCTATAATCGTTCCACAAGTAGGGCATTTCATATATATCATTGTTTTATTATATTACTATAATAAAATATTTATATTATATCATTTTTTCAAATTTTTATTATATATAATTTAATAATATAAATGGATGATGAAAATTTAATAACTGGTTGGGATTTTTATAATGATGTTAATAATAATAAAAATGAATATGTAAATAATATACTTAATGAATATTATTTATATAATCCTAATACTATTAATAAAGAAGAAATTTTAAAAAAAATTAATAAACAAATTCAAGAAATTAATAATGAAGAAAAAAAAAATGGTATTGAAAATCCTATTAGTTCTATTGATTCTCCTTTAAAAGTTATTACTGACCAATATGAAACTCCTTTTTCACAAGGTGTTTCAATGTATGATAATAGAGGAAAATATTTTGATTTATATGATTTTAATAAAGATTTTGATACATATATTCGACAACAACAAAAACAAAGATTATTAAATGAAAAATTAAAATTAACTGATTTGTCAACTATTGATAGTATTAAAATTAAACCTTATCAATTACCTCTTGATAAAATTTTAATTGAAACTAAAAATACTTGGTTCGATTTTTTTGATAAATTATTGATCGGTAAAAATCCTTTCACTGATATTAATGAAAACCAAATTTTTTATTTTGCACTAACTCTTATTATCACTTCTTTATTATATATTATGTTGTGGTTCTTCTTTCAATAATTTAACTATTATATAGTAATTCACTTACACATTGATTTATTTCTTCTCCTGTCGGTGGTGCTGTGTCGTCAAAATTATATACTGGATAAAATTTGTGTTGTAATGTAAAATTTGATTTTTTTTTGTTTGAATTTAAATACTCTATAAATGTATTTAACTCTTTTTCTGCTATTTTATAATTCTTTATTTCTATTATGTGCCAATCAAAAAAACATGCACCTTTTGTGCTTTGACCCTTCAATAAATATGAACGAACACACCTTTTTGGTTTTGGTGGAACTAATGCTATTCCACTTTCTATTACTTTTTTTGAATAACTGTTAAACATCGCTATTTGATAATATCTCACATATTTTGTCTCTAATATGTTCTCATTGTAATATCCACGACAATAATCTGAACCCTTTATAAATTCAATATTGTTTTCTATTGAACTTTTTTGATTTGGTGTATATTTAATTGTTTCTGTATTAAGTTGTTGATTAAAAAATTTATCTAAATTATTCATTATATTTGTTTTATTATAATATAAATTGATATAATTAAAAATTTTCTTTATCTTTTATAATAATTTTAAAAATTATTTTAAAAATTATTTTATAATAAAAATAAATTTGAAATATCATATTGTTTTGTGTTTCTTATATATTGATTTTGATAATCTAAAAAATTAACAGGATAAACATTGTCTTTATTTAATAGTGTTGTTTTATTATTATATCCATTATAATAAATATTTTTTTCTTGTAATGTATAAAGTTCATCTAAAAAAGCATTTAATAATTTTTCAATATTTTTTCTCATTTCATATAATTTTAATGTTTGTGTGTTTGATAATAAATTAAAATTAAAAAAATTTATTGTAAATAATATTTTATTTTTTATCATTTTTAAATTATCAAAATTGGTATTTATTAATTTTATATCTTCTAAGCATGATTCATAATATAAAATAAATTGTTCAAACAAACTTTCTAATTTTAAATAATTCTCTAAACTTGCACTCTTGAATTCTGTCATGTAAAATAAAAAATCTATAATGTTGGGATATTTTTTTAATTTGTTATTATTCGTATTTATTAATTCATATTTCTCATTCAATTTGTCATAATTATTTAAATAATTAACTTGTATGTTCGTGTATATATAATATATTAATATTGAATAAAATATTAAACCTATTAATATTGAATAATTAAAATCTATTTTTGAACTTATGTATATAAATATTACTAATATTAAACTTAAAAAAAATATTATTTGTGGTGGTTGGTAATTTATAATGTTATATATTATATTATCCGTCTCTTTGAAATTATCTAAAAAATTTGAATATCCTACCGGTTTCTGAAAAAAATCTATTGTGTCATTCATATTTTTATTAACTTTTATAATTATATTTACTTAAGAAAAAGTTTAGATTATTAATTATTAATTATGGCTAAATCTACTGATAATATCAATCAACAATGTGTTAAAGCAAAAGATAATATGCAACATATAAAATTAAACAATCAATACAATAAATCATTATCAATATATAACAATTTAATTTGGGAAAATATGGAAACAGCGGATGATACAATGATAAATTTTTTACATTCTAAAATTCATGATTCATATCATAAAAAAATACATATTTTATATAATTTCATTAATTCAACAGAAAAAATGCCAATTGAATCTTATAAAGATGTTATAAAATTTTATAATATAATTTCTCCACTTAATAATGAATTTAATTTTAGTTCTTTTAATTGGAATCATGAAATAATTAATAAAAAATTATATATACAAAATTCTTTATTAAAAGCAAATCTTAATGATCTTGTTAAGTCTTCTTTTTTAAATCCAATTAAAAATATACTAAAAATTTCTGGTCTTAATTTTAAATATTATGAATTTAAATCAAGAAGATATAATCATAATGTTGATATTGTTTTTGTCTTTGATTTTCAATAATTATTCTATTTTATATCTAAAAATTTATTTTTAATATTCTATATTTATATAATATTAAATTATAATGATTGTTTCTAAAATAATATTTATATCATCTCAATTTTATAAAGATTTAGATATTATAAAAGATTTAACAACAGATATTACAAAACTTATTTTTACAGAAAAATATTTTGAATATTCTGTTTATAATTACTCACTTGATTTTTTACCTAAAAATTTAACTCATCTAACTTTTGGCTTTTCTTTTAATAAACCTGTTGATAATTTACCTAAAAATTTAATTTATTTATCTTTTGACTTTTATTTTAATCAAAAAGTTGATTATTTGCCTAAAAATTTAAATTATTTAATTTTTGGTTGTTCTTTTAATCAAACAATTAATAATTTACCTAAAAATTTAACTCATCTAACTTTCGGCTTCTATTTTAATCATTCTGTTTTTAATCTTCCTAAAAATTTATCTAATTTGACCTTTTCACATTGTTTTAATCAAAATATTGTTAGTATTCCACAAAATATTACTAACTTAACTTTTGGTTTCACTTTTGATCAAAAAGTAAATAATTTGTCTAAAAATTTATCACATCTGTTTTTTAATTTTAATTTTAATCAACAAGTTAATAATTTGCCTAAAAATTTAATTTATTTAACATTTAGTTATAAATTTAATCAATCTGTTGATTTTTTACCAAAAAATTTAACTTTTTTAAAATTTGGCTGTAATTTTAATCAAAAAGTAGATAATTTACCTAAAAATTTAACTCATCTTATTTTAGGTAGTATGTTTGACCATCTTTTAGATAATTTACCAAAATATCTAACACATCTAACTATTGATTATCATTACTATAAACTAATAAATAATTTACCTTTCAATTTACAAGAATTGAAAATTTCTAAATATTATGGTTTTAATCTTAAAACTCCTTTTAATTGTAAAATTATTAAATCATAATCTCTTCAAAATATAATTTATATTATATCACTTTGTGTTTATTTTCTATATTATAAAAACTGAATATTTTTATTTAATTTATTTTATATATTAAAAAATTAATTCTTTTTTATAAAAAATTATGGAACATCGCAATTATTTAGATGTTTTTTTGTTTTATTTATTATAAATTGTATACTTTTCATAACTTGATTTGTATAATTTGTATTTTTTTTCATCAAATCAATAAGCAATGGTATATCTTCAAATAATGGCATTTCAAAACCTATCATATGTGATGGTTTTGATTGTATGATTCTTTTGTAAGTTAATTTATTTGGATTAATATTTTTCATCATTTGTTTATGTTTTTTATAACATATATTATATGGTGAATTTTTTATTTTATACATACTTTTTAAATTATTTGTATAAAACATATTGAAATCATCTACATACAACATAAATTCATCTATTTCTTTTGAATATACAATAAAGTTATTTATTTCATCTGCTGTAGAGTTGTTGTTATAAATTAATTCTCTAACTATAATAAATAATTTCTCTATATAATTTAAACAATTTTTTGCTGCATGTAGTCTAAACACATATTCTGTCATAATTATATTATATTATTTTATATTATATGTTATAAATTCCAAATATATTTATTTTCAATTTTTTCAATTTTTTATTTTATATAAATTTATTCTTATTTTTTTAAAATTTTATCAATGATAGCGATCTAAAAATAATCTAATTTTACCAAGAATATTTCGTATTCTTAGTATACATAATCTGATATCATCATATTTGTAATCTTTCATCGCATAATGTAATACCATACATTCATGAAAAATTCCATTAATTTCAATATTAACTTTAACATGATCATTATGTTGTGGATTATATCTATAATTTGTTGAAATAGTCATTATTGATCTACGATAATCCATATTTTCATTCCAAGTATTTATATAATTCTCAAATATATTAAAAGCTTCAAAAAAATTATCACCTCTCCTATAATTTTTAATAACAATATTAAAAAGTGTTGTTGCTTCTATAGTAAAACTATATAATTTGTTTTGAATATCATCTATATCCAAATCACTAATTATGTGAGGACTAACTCTAAACATTTGCTATTTAATAATAAATTAATTTAAAAATTCAAATTATATTATTTTTCAATTTTTTATAATAAAGTAATAACATTATAAATTATTACTTTATTGTAAATATAAAAAAGTCATTCCATTGGTTCGCCAAATAATGTTAAAATATCTGGACTAATAATATTATTACTAAATGCACGATATGCAGTTAACAATGTCTTGCGTATTTGTTCTCCAAAATGCATAATATCTTCGTCGCGATAAGCAAAATAAGCATTTGTCATTGAATAAATTTGATTTTGAATTAAACTAAACTTTTCCAATTCACGGTAATAAACAGATGATTCATTAAGATCCAAATTATCTAAAATTTGTTTAATTCTTTCATAATTATTTATTCCTAAATCATCAAAATCATTAATTTTTTCACTTTCAACATCAATATCTGATACTATACTATTTATAATTAAATTATAATGGTTAATCAACTCAATTAAATAATTTTGGATTTGTTCTAAAGCTATTGAAGGAAGTTCTGGTTCTGCATCTAATACAGGAATTTCCATTATTGCATTAATAATAATAATTTTTATGAGTTATTCAATAAATTTTTTTTTCAATTTTTAACCAATATATATTATTACTAATATTATTTAGAATTATATATACAAAAATCATACTACTATATAAGAACTCATTAATCTTTCTTCTGTTTCATCATAAAAAATTAGCATTATATCTATTATTAAATGATTAATTTTTTCATATCTATCATAATCTTTTTCATAAGATAATGTTAAGATTTTATCTGTATCATTACTAAAAAATAACATTATATTTCTTAATAAAGAATTATTTTTTTTATTTTTTTTATAATTTCTACAATCTTTTTGAACAGACATATTAAATATTTTTCTTATCTTTAATGCACAATTTACAATTTTGGTTAAATAAAATATTGCATCATTCATATTTGTAATATTATATTTTATTAATGATATATTAAACCAGCTAATCATTGAATAACTATGATAAATGAAATTATCTAAATTTAAAGACATTTCTTTTTTTCTTTGTGATTTCACAATTTTAAATATATAACTAATTTAATAATTTCATTTTTTACACTTTCTATTATATATTCTGTATTTTCCATTTGTTTATTTCTAATAATTTATATTAAATATTGAGAATGACTATTTTTTCAATTTTTACCAATATATTGTAAAAAAGAATATATAAAAAGTATTTTTGCTTACTAATTATTAATAGTAAATTTTTGGTTTTTAAACTGCTTGATTTGTAAGATTTTTAAAAAGTATGAGTAATTATACTTTTTAAATAAATTTGTATATTAAAATTATAAAAATACAATTTCATAATTGTTTAATGTGTCTTTAACATATATAAATTTTTTATATATACCTGATTTTTTACCTCTCTTGTTTTGCGGATACAAAAAAGGTTATGCAGTCTCGCCAAACTGCGTCAGGACATCAGGGTCGACGTGCCCGCCGTTGAAGTACCGGTACGCATCCAGCAGGTAGGTGCGAATTGCCCGCTCGTGACGCTCTGCGTCATGTCCTTCTCCACGATCTAGAGCGTCCTGCATGAGAGATGCCGCAGCATAAACATTGCCGAGTCCAATCTTTACGAGTTGGATTGGAGTAGGGGAACCAAGTAGATTCCGCGGGTTCAACGCTTGCCAGAGCTTTCTGCTTGGATTGTCTTCTGCGTCTTCTTCACTCAGCAACACCGCAAAGGGATCAGCAGTCCCTCTTGCGTAGTTGTCCACAGCCACATTGAACTTGTTGAGCGTAGCCATGATAAGGTTGAGCACTGCAGACACGCCCTCCGGTAATGCTGCCTCCAGTGCTGCTCGCTCTGCTGGTGTTACCACAGGTGCCACAGGTGCGTTCGCTGCCTCCATGTCTACGTGTTTTGCATTTCAATATTAATTTTTAATGGAACTTTCAAATAGTTATTTTTTTCAATTTTTTTTAATATATAATAATATTTTAATTAACATATATATTTTTGATTTATATGAAAATGATAATATATTAATTTTGTATATAATTAATTATATATAAAATATACAGAATGACTATATAATAAATTATTCAGTGATTGCCTTAATACCTTTAGTAGTTTTAACCATTGCAGAAATTTTAAATTCATTATTATGTAGTTTATCATGACAAAGATTGCATAAAACCACTAAATTAGCGAGATCATCTTTTAATAAATGTTTTTTCTTTTCATTAATTAAACCATTAATAGTTTGTTTAAAATCTTTTTGAAAATTAATATGATGAGTTTCTAATTTTTCTTGAGAATTGCAAATATAACAACTATCCATATAAATTTCTTTATTATAAATAGATTTTTTATCATTAATAATTTTATAATTAATACCTCTTTGTTCCAATAATTCATTTCTAAAATTCAAAGCATCATTTATAAATTCAGGATCATCTAAAATATAATTAGCAATAGTTATACCATAAAATGATTCACCAGTTCCATCACGAAGATTTCTTGTAAAAATCAATTCACCATTTTTTTCTTCAACAGTTAAATAACAAAATTTAATATTATTTAATTTTTGTATAACTGATAATTTTGGTAATTCATGAAGATGACTTGCAAAAATAAATTTAGTTTTACTTTTAGTCATTTTTACTATTGCTGATGCAACAATTGATGTTGCACTTAAATTTTCACTACCTTTTGCTATTTCATCACCTAATACTATACTTTGATTATTTGCTTTTTTTAATATTGTTCTTAATTCATTCATTTCAACTACAAAAGAACTTTGAGCACGAAATAAATTATCACCTCCTGAAATTCTTGTATAAATTGCTGTAAAAATACCATAATTAAAACTATCAGCAGGAACATACATACCAGATTGAGCCATAATAATACATAACCCAATAGCTTTCATAATTGATGATTTACCAGTTGAATTTGGACCATAAATCATCATACCTTTTATTTCATTATTAAGTGAAATATCATGAGTGATATAGGTATCAGAAATTAGTCTTTCAATGATTGGGTGTCTAAGCCCTTTAACATCAAAAAATGATTCATCATTATTAATTTCAAGTATAGGTTTAGAATAATGATATTTTTTTGCAGTAAAAGCATTATTAGCAATTAAATCAATTTGTATAGTTAAATTAATAATTTTTTTAAAAATATTAATAAAACCATTATACCATTTAGAAATATCATTAATAAAATAATTTTTAATTAATTCATTTAATTTATTTTTTAAATCATCCATTTCATTACTGTGATTAACTAAATCAGGATATGAAATTTTCATATTGCCAGTTAATACACTAAAAATTAAATCTTTTGATTTTAAAGTATTAAATTCATCTATTTTAATAATTTCTTGTTTATCAATTATTGATTTTAATTTTTTACCTCTTATAAGTGTTGTTTGTAAATAATATCCATCTCTATCATTTTGTTTAATATGTAATTTACAATCTTTATCATATGATTCAAGAACACGAGCAAGATTTTCAACAAAAACATCACCTTTTAATAATTTATTTTGTATTTCATCAATATCTGGATGAATCCCAATTGTATAAAAACTTTCTCTTATTTCTATTAAATTATTTAGTTTTAATTTTTCAATATCAAAAGTATTTGTGATGTATGACAATGAATTATTAAATTCTTTAATTTCATTTTTTGTAAATAATTCTAAAATATCTGGTTTTAATTTTGTTTTTAATAATAAATTAATTATTTCTGTTATATTTTCAAATGAATTATATATTGTGTATAATTCATATGGATGAATATATTTTATTGATATTTTTCTTAATATTTTATCTAAATCACATACTGATTTTAAATAACTTCTTACTTCATCAACTTTTTCTGTTTTTAATAATTTTTCTGTTAAATTATAATAATTGTTGATTATTGTTGGATTTGTAAATGGAGCACATAATCGCTGTTTTAAATATCTTTTACCCATTGGTGTTGCACAATTATTTACAATGTCATTTAATGATTGAAATTTTGCATTTAAAGACTCATAATTAAAATAATCTACAACATTTAGTTGATATTGTGCATTGTTTGCTAAAATCATATATTTATGTTCATCAAAAAATTTTGGAGTTTGTAATTCATTTAAAAGTTTTTCATTGTGTTGTTTGATATAATCAAAACCTGCTATTAATGCTGTTATTGAATTTGGATATTTTTCCATATTGAAAAACTCAATTGGATTACATAATCCTATGTATTCTTTGTAAATTTTTTCTAAACACTTTATTTGATAAATTAATTTAGTATATTCTGGATTTATACTGCTGAATTCAAACATTACCTGATTTGGTAATATGTCTATTTTATTGATTATTTTTTTATTTTGATCTTTTTGGTCTTTTTGGTCTTTTTGGTCTTTTATTTTATTTTTATTATTAATTTCATAAACAATTAATTCCACAGGTCTATAAAAATGATAATATCGTTGTGCTTCTTCAATTGCTTCATTTTCATCAATTGTTCCTGAACCATTTGTTTCATAATAATTCACAACACCTGTTGATGTTTCAATTGCACACATTCCTATTGAAATATTATTTTTTGATGAATTTAATGCTTGTATTGTTTCTATGTATAAAACCATCAAATATTTAGATTCAACAACTACATTATCAATAAAAGTTGATGGTGAATAAATACCTGTGACGGCTCTAACAGGAGATGGTGGAGGTGTTGTTTGATCTATTACTATAACTGTATAATTATTATCAATTAATATTTTTAAATATTTGCTTATTGATGGTGATGGAAACCCTAACATATAAGGGTTTTTTTCATCTATTGTATTTATTGATTTATCTTTACGGGTGCATACTATATTTAATGTTTCTGATAATATATTTAATTTTGGTCCTCGCGTTTCTGTTGCATATGCTTCGTGAAATGAACCCACTTGCATTAATACTACTGTTTTTTCTCCATATTTTTTCTGATATTTCTCATGATAACTTAAATATTCATCGTGAATGTTTGGTTTGCTTTTTAAATTTTTACTCATTTTATACTTAATTATTAAATATAAAATTATTTTTAAATTATTTTTTATAAAAAGACAACTGATAAACAAAATATATTTTATACAGATTTAATGGCTTGTTCTAATTTGGCGACAATATATTTTTTAAGAACTTTTTTAATCATAGATTTATGTTTATTAAGTTGTATCCATTGTACATTATTTTCAGTGATAATTTTTTTAAGGACATGTTTAACTAATTTAGAATTAATAATAATTTTTTCTAAATAGTTAATTCTTTTTTCAATATTTTCAGCAGAATCATTAGAAACATTTTCAGGTTTATAATCACTCATTGAGCGAATTAAAACAGGATTGCCATTATCTAATTTTATAAATCCTAAAATGCTTTTATATTCATTATAAATCCATTTGTCTAATATTTTATATAAAAAATATTTTATGATTTTTTTTTGTACTGATTTATTTTTATTTAAATCACTATATCTTCCATAATTATATTGAACAGTTGTGTTATTAACAGGTGTAACAGTTATAAAAGGTGATGTTTCTTTAATTTCTTTTTTAGTATAAACATAAGGTAAAACTATTGTGCTGTAATTATCACTATTACTATTTAAATTGTTTATAATTTGTTTAATTTGCTGTGTTGCAATAAAATTTAATCCGTGAGTCAATGTTGAATTCATTATATATATTAATATAATATTAAATTATAATGTAAAACTAAAAATATATTATATCTAAATTTTTTTATTTATATATCTAAATTTTTTTTATATATCTAAATTTTTATTTATCAATAAATCAATAATATTATTTTTTTTAGTTGTATATTTGACTGACATTATTAAATCAATAATATTATTACTTTTTAATTTGATGTCATATTTTTTTTTTATTATATATTTTATTGTCTTTATAAAAATATCTGTTGGAAAAATATCATAATCGCAATATACATTAAATATACAATTAATAATTCTAATTTGCGATAATATTGATAATGTATTTATATCATTATTTAAAAAATTTTCTACATCTTCTATATTATTTATGCTGTATATTTGTCTTAAAAAATCATCATCTGTTGATGCTACCTGAAAAAAATCCGCAAATAAATCATAATTTGCAAAATTGTAATTTGCATCATAAATACATTTATCTATATATTCATTATTCTTGTTTTTTTGTATTGCACATGAATCAAAATTTTTTTTTATCGACTGAAGTGTTAAAGGATGATAATATAAAGTATTTGATTTATAACATGGACTAATACATTTGTGTTTTTCTCCATTTGGAAAATTATTCTTATTTTGTGGTTTCGTATTTATTTCATTTTTAAATGATACTCTTTTTTGTTTTGTTTTTTTTTCTTTATTTTCTTTAGTTGTTTTATTTTCTTTATTTTCTTTAATTTTTTTATTTTCTTTATTTTCTTTGTATTGTTTATATTTATTAGTTTTAAGATTTGAATATTTATTATTATGAGTCATCTTATTACTATTATCAATTATATTAATTTTATGATTATCTAAAGAATAAGATGATATAGAATTATTTTTATTTATATTAAAATTCATAATATATAATTATATTCTATAATATTATACAATATTATTATATAATGGAATTAAATAATTCTTTGATTAGAAAAGTAGAAAGTATTATAGATATTTCTAATAAATTTGACACTTTATGTTCTACTATATTAAGTGGAAATAATGTAATTGATGCTAAACATATTAAAAATGTAAGAGATTTAACAAAACTATATATGTTATCAAGAGCTGAACATGGAGGAATTTTAATATTATATGATTTATTAAAAAAAGATATTTCTATGAAAGATTCTACATTAACTGATAAATTAATTAATAAATTATATGATTTATCAACTTTCACATCAATTATTGATAATATTAATAATTTGATTAGTAATATGGATTTTCAATATAAAAAAATCGCATTATTGTATCCTAAATTAATTAATATGGAACAAATTCATCTAATTTTATTTGTAGACAAAATCAATAAAGAAAATAAATATATTAATATTATTGAAGAAATGAAACAATTAAAACCAGAAATAAATTATCATGTTGTTGAATGTGATAAAAATAATCATAAAATAGATTGTAGCAAAATGGTTAATATGAAATTATCAATAAATGTCAATAAATTACCTGCATTATATTTTATAAATGGTTCTAATGTGATAGAATTATCACTTGAAAAAATAAATTCCAAAGAAGAACTTGTTAAAATGATGGATTAATTTTTTATAAAGTAATTATATATATAATTAATATATAATTATTAATGAATGAACATGATATTAAAAATATAGTTTCTACAGCAATAAATAAAATTTTTACAAAATTAATTATAGAACAAAAAGATTTAATAATATTATATTTAACAAAAATTTGTATTGCACTTTCACAATCTTTCATAATTGAAAATTTTGAAGAACAATTAAAATTAAATGATTTTAGAGATGTTTATAGTTTATTAGTTTTATTATTTCCTTATTATGATTTGAATAAAAGTAATGAATTAATAGATTTAGGAGAAATTTTTTATAATAAAAACAATAAATCATCAAATTTTTCTTCAACATATTTTTATGATCATAATGTTAATACAAATGAAAAAATTAAAGAATATTTTGATACTAATTTATTATTAATTAAAGAAACATTTAATATTGTTGCAAATAAATTAACACCGAATTGGTTAAATATTTTTCCTTATACAATGGAAAATTTTATGGATTCTATTATTTATAAACAATTTCTTATTTTATGGAAAAATAATACTTTTGATTTAAATGATAATAATTTTAATTTAGGTTTTAATACATTATATGGAACAATTAAAAGTTTTTTATATGATGATATTAAAAATATTAAATGGATGATTTATGATATGATTAATAATGAAAATAGTAAACCATTATTATGTCCTTTGATATTGTATATAACAGAAAAATTAAATATACAAAATATATGTAATGAACCTTGGAATAAATTAAATAATCAAGCTAAAAATATTATTAAACAAAAATGGTATGATATTACTAATGATGAAAATTATTTTAATTATTATATACCATTAATATTATTTTATTTGCGTTGGGAAAAAGATAATGAAAAATTAGAAGATTTAAATTTTCCTAAAGAATGTTTAAAATTAATTTTTAATAATATTGATATTATTGCTGATGAAAATAATAATGATAATGATGAAGATGCTGAAAAATTAATGTATTATAATAATAATTATAAAAATAATATTATTAATTGTGTTAATCAAATTTCTAAAAAATTAAAAATTAAAAATTTATATGAATATATGTATATTTGTTGCCAACAATTTAAATATACTTGGTATGGTTATAAATGTATGGATGAAAATAATAATTTTTTAAATATAAATGTATTTTTAACACAATATTTAAATAATTCAAATCAATATGAAACTAGAAAAGGAACTCATAAAACAAATGATGCATATTATATAAGTCTTAAAATGACCTATAATTTTATAAAATCTCTTTTACATTCAACAGATAATACAGGTTATAAAACTATTTCAAATTCAAATTCTTGGAGTTCTATACCTGTAATACTTAAACAAAACTTTATTGATAAATTAAATTTAAAAGATGTTGAAAATTGGTTTAATATACGAGGCAATATAAAACGATTATATCATATTGATACAAATGATGCAAAAAAAATATGTGATGTAATAACAATATATATTAAAAAATATTCTTGGTTTCCTCAAGTTATTTTTGAATGTTTGGTTTATAATGGTATTTTCACATATTTTAAATTTAATCCAGATCTTACAGATGCTAAAAAATTACCAAATAAAAATAAAAATAAAGATGAATGGGAAAAAGTATTATTAGAAAGAGTTGATATTAAAAAATATGAATCTTCTTATCATTTTTTAGATAATAAAAAATTAAAATTACATGATGATTTATTTGAAATGGTTAAAAAATCAAAATGGTATACAAATTTTGGTGCTGATTGGATATGTCAAATACAAATTTTTCATCATTTTATTCATCAAAGAGTCTTATTTATAACAGGTGCAACAGGTGCAGGCAAATCTACTGTTTTTCCTTTTATGATTTTATATGCTTTAAAAATTATTAATTATAATAATAATGGTAAAGTTTTTTGTACTCAACCTCGTATTCAACCTACTAAAGGAAATTCTATTAGAATGGCTGAAGAATTAGGAATACCTATCAAAAAAAAATCTATTAACATTAATAATGATTTTTGTGCTGAAAAAGCTGATTATGAAAAATCTAATATTGATTATATACAATTTCAATATAAAGAAAGTAAAATTGCTGATGATTATTATCATCCAACTTTAAGATTATTAACTGATGGTCTTTTATATTCATTAATACAAAGAGAATATATTTTTAAAAAATCAAATAGAATTATTGAAAATGATGATAAAAAAGAAATTATTCAAGAACCTTTTAAAAAAAATAATTTATTTGATGTTTTATTAATTGATGAATCACATGAACATAATACTTATATAGATTTAATTTTAACAATAACTAAATTTGGTGTTTATATGAATAATCAAATTACTTTAGGTATTATAAGTGCAACAATGGATGACGATGAACCAATTTATAGGAAATTCTTTTTACCTATAAATGATGATTGGAAATATCCATTAAATATAGATTTAAAACAAACAATTTTTACAAGATCTTTATTAGATAGAAGAATTCATTTATCTGTTCCTTTTGGTGGTATGAATTTTAAAGTTGAAGAAATTAAAAGTATTGATAAAACAGAATTAGATATTATTAAAGAAATTTTATCAGAAAGTAAAGAAAATGAAGATATTCTTGTTTTTAAACCCGGTACTGCTGAAATTAATAGACTTGTTAAAGAAATAAATGATAATACGGCTCCTGATGTTATTGCAATTCCTTTTATAAGTTCTATTAATCCTAATATTTTAGAAAAAGTTATTAAAGAAATTAGTAAACCTAATATAAGAAATTCTATTAGATATGATAAAAAAAAATATTCTATTGAACAAATTTGTGATGATATTCCTAAAGATGTTCCTTCAGGAACATATAAAAGGTTTATTATTGTTGCCACAAATATAGCAGAAGCATCAATAACAATTGATACATTAAAATATGTTATTGATGATGGTAAACAAAAAATAAATTTTTATGATGTTAATACTAATCAATCAAAATTACTTGTTAAAAATATATCAATACCAAATCAAAAACAAAGAAAGGGAAGAGTTGGACGAAGTAAACCCGGTGTTTTTTATCATACTTATGATATAACAAAATTAAATAATAAAGTTATTTATAAAATTTGTAGTGAAAATATTAATGATAAAATATTAAATTTATTATCACAAACTAATGCATTGTATAATAATTTTGTATTTTCTAATAATAATAATCCATATTTGATTTTTAATAGTGATAATTTAAATATTGTAGATTTTTTAGATATATTACCTAATTTTTTACAAGAACAATATTGTTGGGTTAATTTATATGATGATAATTATTTTTATGAACCTTTTTATAAACATAAACCTGAAATAATTGATTATACAGATATTGTTTATCCTAATGTTTTTGGAACTTATAATTCTGATGATTTAATTGATGAAGAAGGAAAATTTTATATTATTCATCCTAATGAAATTGATATTCAAAGAAATATGCCTAACAGTTTAAGAGTTTCAAAAAATGAATTATTTAAACTTAAACAAACACAATACAAAAATAAAGTTGAAGAAATTATTAATTATTTTAAAATATTAAAAATTGTTGATGATAAAAATAATTTAACAACTTATGGCAGTTTAATTTCTTCTTGTTCTTCTTTTTTTGATATGCCTTTTGAATTGATTTTTACAATTTTAGATTTATTTATGTTTAATTATAGTGTAAAAAATAAAAATAATGAACTTTTTAATAATATTATTTGGTATTGTATTTTTATTACAAATGAAAATTTGAATAATAAAATTAAATTACCAAGTTCTAAAAAAGTTAATTCTGATTTTTTAGCTAAAGGTAATCTTATTCCTCATAAATTTTTAAATTTTATTAATTTACTTGATATTATTAATGATCTTGATGAAGAATTATCTAATTTAACTTCATTAATTCAAAATAAAGTTAAAAAAATTATTGATGTTTTTCCTGTTAATCAACAAGATATTTATAAAGATTTATTAAATGAATATTATATTTTGAAAATTAAAATTGAAATATTAGAAGAATTAAAAAATGATAATCAGCAAAATAATTCTATATTTACCACAAAAAAAAAATATATTAAAGGAAAAATTAATAAAAATGCATCTGTTATTAAATATATTAATATGAACTCTTTACCAAAAATAACACAAACAGACATTAATATTATAAATTCATTGAATGAATATGAAAAAACTTGTTTTTTCATTTGTAAAAATAATAAATTAAAAATATTATTAAAAGTTTCTGGAACTAATTTTTATATTAATTACTTTAATAGAAATTACACTAATTTATATCAAATTAAATTTATATATAGTCAATATGTTCCTAATAAAAAAATATTATTAACAAATGTTTTTAATGAATATAGAAATAATCTTATTATATATTTACAAGCTGATGATGATAATACTATCACTAATATTATGTGGATTCCTACTAAAATTTTATATTTATTGCAAAAAATTACTGCTACTAATATTGTAAGAAATACTACTATTGATAAACAAAAAATAAAAGATATTTATGATAATACTCAATTTGATATATTCAAAAAAATTGATATTATTAATGATTATATATTAAATAAAGTAATATATTGAACAAAATAATATATTAAATGTTAATTACATTATCTTTTATAAAACATCCTATATATCAAGATATTTATAATATTATAGAACAAAAATATGGCATTGTTAAAGATACTTGTGATATAATGGTAAATGGAATACCTATTGTATTTAATAATGAACATTATATATTAATAAATTATTCTAATATTGATATTTCTGGATTAGAAATTACAAAAATACCATACAAAATACAATATTTTATTAATAAAGATTTACATAATGAAATAATATTAAATAATGTATTTAATATTCATAATTTTAATGCAATATTACATAACAATGATTGTGTATATGATGAACTTACTAATATTATGTTTATTAAATTTTATGATAATCGTTTTGATTATTATAAAATTTCTAATAATTATGAAAATGAAAATGAAATAATTGATTATTTATACAATGTAGCAGATAATCAAATAAAATATGTTTGGAGTGACAATATGTTAAATAAAAATAATCTTATTATTAATAATAATAAAATTATGTATGAAAATAAATTTATTAATTTACCAAAAATTCCTTTAATAATTTCAAAATTTGATTATGTTGATGTTTCTGAATTATTATTACCTATTACTGGTTCAGTTGTTTTAAATAAAGATGATGAATTTTTGGGTATCGTTTCTTATTCAAATTTTAAAAATATTGCTACTATTCCATTAGTTGTTATTAAAAATTTATTATCATTTAAACCAATCTATAATATAAATTTTGATGTTTCTGTTATTAAAATTGTTTTTAATGATACATCATTTATTAATTATGCATTATATAAAAATAATAATTTACATAAAAAAATTATTACAAAAATTAATGATAAACAAATTAATGATAAAGGAATGATTATTTTGAATGATAAATTTATACCTTTATGCACTTATTTATGGTTATTTAATAATGATAATAAAATATTTATTGATAATATTATTAATAATAATAAAATTATTAAAAAAGATAATACACAAATTTTAAAAATTAATAATATTGATGAATATAAAAAAATAATACATCATGAAATTTTAGAATTACAAGATATTAAAAATAATACTTTATCTCTTTCAAACTTGAACTTTTTAAAATATAAAAAAAATTATATTGTTGAAATAAATGAAAAAATAATGCAAATATTAAAACATATTTTTCAAACTACTGATGATTTTAATTACTTGTATGATTATGTTATTAAACATAAATATTCTAAAAATAAAATAGTTATTTTGATTAATCATAATTTGGAAATTAAAATTATTAAAAAAATTAATAATAAAAATATAACTTGTATCAAAAATATAGAAAATGAAACAAATATTAAAAAAATTATAAAATGTTTATAATTTCTTATAATTTTTTATATATCATAATAAAAATATACAATTAATATATATTATGATTGAACATTATTTAGATATTAAATCTATTGATCCTATCTATTGGGGTAAATGTGGCTGGATTTTTTTAAATTCTATTGCCTTGACTTTTAAACCTGAATTAAAAGATAAATATAAACTATTTATAGAACAATTACCATTTATTTTACCTTGCAGAACTTGTGGCTCTAATCTAATTAAAAATATCAATGATTTAGATAATGCTCTTCTTTCTAAAGAAAATTTTTTATATTGGTTATTGAAAATTAGAAATGATATTTATTTAGAACAAAATAAAAATACTAAAACATTAAAAGATAATCTTAATGAAATTTTTACTAGTAATTATTCATATTCTACTAATATTCATACTGTTGTTATTATTCTTTCTTTACTCTTCTTATTAATTACTTTAATTATTGTTTTTAAAAAAATTAAAAATAAAAATTAATATTAATATTAAAATTAAAATTAAAATTAAAATTAATGAATGTTAAATAAGAAAAAGTAGTTAAGCAACAAAATTTTAATTTTATAAAATTAAAATTTTGTTGCTTAACTACTTTTTCTTATTTAACATTCATTAATTTTTATTCAATA